GTATTTCAGCAAAATACACGTAATATTATATCTCCACTTGAACTTGATATATACATCCCTGACTTAAATATTGCTATTGAATATTGTGGGTTATATTGGCATTCCGAACTAAATGGTAAAGATAAAAAATATCATTTAAATAAAATGAAATTATGTAATGAAAAAGGCATTCGACTTATCACTATATTTGAAGATGAATGGATTTTTAATAAAGAAATATGTAAAAATAGAATAAAACATATATTAGGATTAAACACAGATAATATATATGCCAGAAAATGTATAATAAAAGAAATAAATACAAATGACGCCAAGATATTCATAAATAATAATCATTTACAAGGATATAATAATGCTAAAGTTAAAATAGGATTATTATATAATAAAGAAATAGTTGCAGTGATGACTTTTTCTAAAAAGTCAATATCGAAAGGATCAAAACCTACTATAAATGATTGGGAATTATCCAGGTTTTGCGAATCTATTAGAGTGATTGGCGGGGCAAGTAAATTATTGAAATATTTTATTAAAACATATAACCCAAAATCGATAATAAGTTATGCTGATAAGCGTTGGAGTTTAGGAAATTTGTATAATAAAATCGGATTTGTTCAATTAACCGATACTCCACCTAATTATTGGTATATAAAATTACAAAAAAGAATTCATAGATTTGTTTTAAGGAAAAAGAAAAATGAATCAAAAAATTTTACTGAATGGGAAATAAGACAATCACAAGGTTGGAATCGTATCTGGGATTGTGGAAATTTTAAATACATTTTAGAATTTTAATTCACACATCAATTCGTATAGAAAATTCAAGTACTGATTTAACACAAGTTTATAGTTAAAAAAAAGGGGCTTCGGCCCCTTTTTTATTTACATATGATTATAATTGTCATATAATTCCTTTATGAAAAAGAATATACATATATTTCAATACAAAATTATACATCCATGGCAGCCAGACAAACCAATTATTTTTTGGTGTAGTACGTCTCCTATGTATATTTTTGACGATAAAATAACGATATGTAAATATTCTCTTTATAAACGCATACAAACCGGAAATAAAATTGCCGGAAGACGAAAATGTACGGAATATCGATATAAATGTAACGCATCACCAGAATATGAAATTTCAATCAAATATATAATAATTAATCATAAAATTGTCGATAGAGAATATATTTCAATTAATAAAATTGACAAGATAAAGCCAATACAATAATATACATTATGCCTCATTCATAGGGAGACCTGAACCTATAAGCAATATACTGGTGACTAGGATACATGACCAATGTGTAAAGGTAGTTTTATTGTGGTAGATAGAAGTATATTGCGTTATTGATTTGACAATAAATTGGGTGGGGGGTTGAACGCTGCTAGTTCAATCGTGCTTTAGGGAAACCTACCATTTTTCATCTTGGGCTATCGTAGCACGGCCCACACCTGTACGGGGTGATGGACAGGTTATTAAGTTATACATTACCCAGCATGTATAATGAAGTATAATAAGATAGTTGCGAAACTATGGCATGGACTTAGGGATGATTTATGGAAAAAAGGAGGGTATAAAAACCCTCCTTTTTTGTCGTGATAAATAAACATATAGATTCTATTTTTAGGAGATGATCGATGACCGATACATTAACAAAATTTGGTGTTCCTCTTGGTGGTGGTGCTGGCCGAGGCGGTATCATGCAACCAAAGTTCAAATACCGTTTCCGTGTTCGTTTTATAAATTTTGGACCATTATCAACTGGTCTAGATTTATCTTTAAACACAATTAAAATTGACCGCCCAAAACTTTCATACGAAGAAGTAGAAGTTCAAGCTTATAATTCACGTGCATATTTTGCTGGAAAGCATCAATGGGGTGAAATAGGTTATGAAGTTCGTGATGACATCAACAATGCGGTTTCAAGTTTAGTTGGCCAACAAATTCAAAAGCAAATGAACAACTTTGAACAAACCGCCTTTCTTGCTGCTGTAAATTATAAATTTACAACAATTATTGAAACGCTTGATGGTGGTAATGAGGGCGTTCTTGAAACTTGGACCCTAGAAGGTTGCTGGTTGAAAGAAGTTACATATGAACCATTAGAATATGAACAAGCAACTGGACTTCTTTCTATTCAAATGACTATTCGTTATGATAACGCTACATTGGGTGATGGTTTATTCCCATTAGGTACTGGCTCAGGCGGTACGGTAAGTGGTGGATTAGGATACTTACCAGGAACAACTATTGGTTCATAATGGATATAAAATATGACAATTACCTCAAATGATTTATTTGGAACAATAGTTACTTCAAATAGTAGCACAACAGGAAGAAAAGTGGATGACTACGGTGATCCACTTTTACTTCGTGACTCACATACCGCTTCTAATTTATTTGGCTTAGATAATGCACGTTTAAATACGATTCCGCAACCAAAGTTTTTATTTTATGTAAAATTTTTAAGACATATATCTGGTTCAACAAGCTCGACAACAACGTCAACAAGTGGATCACGTATTGATTGGAGTACTGGATTAGGTTTTGTTATTAAAAAAATAGAACGTCCAAGTGTTACATTTACTATTGAAACATTAAATCAATATAATAAAATTAGAAAAGTACAAACAAAACATGAGCATAATGATATTGGTATGTCATTACATGACACAGCTGATTTACGTGTTCGTTTAATGTTTGAGGAATATTTTAAATATTATTATGGTGATGGATCAAAAATGGTTCCAGAAGCTTGGACCTATGATCAAACATCACCAAATATGTTTGATGATGGAATTGGTTGGGGATTTCAAATAGACTCAAGTAAAACTCCAAATATGGCACCATTTTTTAGTGAAATACAAATATATCAATTTGTAAATAAAGCATATACAGTAATTCGTTTAATAAATCCATATCTATTATCATATGAACCAGATGAATTAAATTATGAAGAAGGATCAGCAACACAAGAAATTCATTTAAAACTTGCATATGAAGGTATTATTTTTAATTCTCAACCAACTAGAAATGATATTCAATCTATTTTTACCGAAACAAAATTAGATATGGCGGATTATTATGAACCAGATAAAGATTCGTATGCAGATCAGGCAGATTATAATAGTTATGTTGATATGTATCCATCGTCTGCTACACCTTCTATTAATAGTTTATATACCTATAAAACAGCGTCAACGGCATCATCATCTCTTAATTGGCATGTAACTCAAAATTCTGCATTGGATACATTTGGTTATTTTAATTTTGGTGGAATTAATGTTGGTACAATGTTATCGAATGATGGAAAACTTGCGGGTAACATATCCACACCATTTGGTGCTACATCAACAAATAATATTTTTAGTAAAAATAAGTATGGTGGAAACCAATTAATGATGTATCCACCAAATATGGGAACATCTACTATTGGTAGTGCAGGATCATATTCAACTTTATTTAATAATTCAAATCCATCTTTTCAAGGAGGATTATCATCAATGTATGGTAAAAGTGCTTCCAGCACTCTTGATATGTTTGGTTCAGGATCAAGTAATACTGGACAAAATATAACCTGGAATAATACATCACCTTCTGCTGATACAAATACAATAGGGCAAAATATTCAATGGAATAATCCTAATAACGAAAATGTCACGGTAGAAACTTTACAGAATTCTGATGTAAGCCAATTTTCTAACCCACAAGCTGGTGCAATAACTCCAGTTCAAAATAATATTACTGCAACAAATACTATTTTTACACCATCATCTACAAATGGTGTATCGGATTATACCGCATCTACAAATACTACCTTATTCGGTGGATTATCGGATGATAATTCTTCTATATATTCATAGGTGTTAAATGGCATATAAACAGGGTCCATATACTATTATAAATCCAGCAAAATATGTTGGAAGCAAACAACCATATGCTCGTTCAAGTTGGGAAACAGCATTTATGAACCATTTAGATACAAGTCAAACTGTTGTTCAATGGGCTAGTGAAGAAATTTCTATAGATTATATAAATCCTGTAACACGACGTTTATCAAAATATTTCCCGGATTTTTTGGTTGTATATGTTGATAAGCGTGGAAAACAGCATTGTGAACTTATTGAAATAAAACCATTAAAAGAGACTTATCAAAAAGAAGCAAAATCAATACATGATAAGATTGCTTTAATAATAAATATGGCAAAATGGAAGGCTGCTGCACAATGGTGTGCAGTTCGCGGAATATATTTCAGAATATTAACAGAAAATGATTCTAAGAGAAGAATGTAATGGCAAAGAAATTTTATAATCAAGGAATCATTCAAAAGTCGGAACTGACACATCCTGAAAAATATATTGGTAAAACTCCTCTCAGATGGATGTCTGCTTGGGAAAAAGCAGTATTCAATGTATTAGATAATCATCCAAATATACTTCAATGGAGTAGTGAAAGTATTGAAATTTCATATCAACATCCAGGTGGATATACTACAACATATTATCCAGATTTGTTTATAATTAAAGAAGTAGATGGTATTAAAACTTCCGATCTTATTGAAATAAAACCACTTAAAGAAAGTGGAATAGAACATGCTAAAACTAAATACGATAAGGATGTTATTAAAGTAAATATGGCAAAATGGACAGCTGCCGAAGAATGGTGCAGAAAAAGAGGCCATACTTTTAAAATATTAACTGAAAATGACTTATTTGCCCAAAGCGGAAAGGATTATAGTAAATGAGTGATAAAATATGTGAAGCACTTGGCTTACCAAAGATGAGTGATATATTTAATGACGATACTACAAATCCTGATATGCCAGAAATACCAGAAGTCAATAAGGTAACGGAAGTAGCTGTGGCATTGTCAGATGCATCAACGGCAAATGCAGTAGTTCATCATGTGCAAGATGAAGATGGAACTGTTGAGCATAATGGTGAAATGAACGAAATATATTCAGAAGCTATGCGAGCCTATCGTGATCTCATGGATTTAAGTATGAATATGGAAGCAAAAAATGCAGGAACGGTTGCAGAACAATCCGCAACCTTTCTTAAAATTGCTTTAGATGCTAGTCGTAGTAAGTCTGATACTAAGGCAAGAAAATTAAAAATGAAATTGGATCGTGAAAAATTTGAATTAAGTAAAAACAATAATAATGATGCTGAAGTTATTGATGTAACTGAAGAAAGTTTTATGGCAAGCCGAAATGATTTGTTGAAATTTTTCAAACAAAAGAATGAACAAGATAAATAATATATTATAGAATTCATACGGGGCGTAGAAAATGAAGTCATTTAAAGATTATTTGGTAGAAAGTGAAAGAAAATACGATTTTCGTATTAAAATCGCATCTGCTAATATTGATGAACATGCGGTAGATCGTTTAGAACAATTTCTTTCTAAATATGATCTTATTGAAATGTCCAATCCAAAAAAAACAATAATACAAGAAAATCCTCTTGATTTTTATGAACTAACAAATGTAGATGTTACTATCATTGATATTTTAACACGTCTACCTGTTAGTTCATATGTTTTACAACAAGATATTAAAGCATTATTATCATTACCAGATAGATATGTTGTTGTTCGTAGTAGTGATGATCCAATTGAAAATCAAACTAATCGTTTAGCTGATATAAATGCGATAAATCAAACTGCAGAAAAAGATGGATTGCAACCAGCATCATTATTATCAACACAATCATCTTCAGATGAAAATGAAATGTCCGTAAATGGAGCAAAATTATATGGTAATGAATATAATTTTAATTTATTAAAATACTTAGCAGCTGTTACTGCAAACCGCCCAACAACAACTTATAATAAAGAAGTTAATCTTAATGGTGAACCAGTTGAAATGTCTGGTGATCCAAATAGTTTTAATAATGATATTAAAGATGCACCACGTTCTATTCCATATTGGGAAAAGAATGATGTTGATTCCAATATGGATTTAGATAATGTAACAGGAAAATATGATAATTTATTAGATAAAATCAATCCTACGGGAAAGGTTTTTACCGATAGTAAAAACAATCGTATTTTAGTTAAAAATAATAAATAAATATAAGTTATTTAATAAAGGAAAATAATATGGGATCAATAGACACATTCAGAATTTCTAATGGAACCGTTGGGATGGCAACCAATGTTGATACTATTCCTGTAGTAAGCTTACCTGATAGTTCAACTATTAATTGGGATGCTAGTACAGCATCTAATGCTGTAGTAAAATTAAATCATAATCTTACATCACGAATATTTTCAAAACCACATAATTTAGTATCAGGTCAAACTTATACTTTAACATTAATACAAGATACCGTTGGCGGAGCCGCAGTAATATTTGATTCTTCTATAACAATAGCAAGTTCTATTAATACCCAGCCAATGTATAAAACAATCATAACATTTAAGGCAAGTGGTTCAGGAACTTCAGCAACTTTAAATTCTTTAGTAGTAGCCTATCAACTTGATAAAACACAAACAATATAAGGTGATAGAAATGCCAAATCAAACAATATCCTTAATGATTTCAAAAGATAATGGTGAAGGAACAAATTCAACAACTAATATTTCTTTTGATTCTCTTGAAAGCCTTCAAAGAATGCTTGCTCTTGCTGGTGTAAAGGGCGAACAAACAGTAATTGGTCCAGAAGTAGAAGTTACTCCTGACCAAAATGATACAATCAATCAACTTACAGTAGATACAGATAATGAAACATTTGACCTATCTGATGATGAAGGTGATCTTCCTGCAGAATTTTCAGTTGAAGATTTTCAAGAACTTGAAGATGATATGCTTGGCGAATTAGAATTAGCAGAAATGGATTTTGATTATGGAACTCATCGTCCAAAACAACAACAACGAGATGATTTTTCTCACAAATCTCAACCAAGAAATAATATTCCACTTCGTATGGTTAATCATTATGGTGATAATCCTTGGTCAGAAGATTTAACGGAAAATAAAATTG